TGGTTTCATTGACGGAAGTTACACTGGAGTCGAAGCATACTCACTGGGTGTTGCTGGTGTTCTCGGAAGAGAAGGTTCACTAGGTGAAAATGCTACAGTCAATGTCACAGTTTCCTCTGGTGCTATTAGTGCTGCAACCGTTGTTGCCGGTGGTAATGGTTACAAGGTCGGTGATACGATTGGTATTAAGACCTCAGATGTTGGCAATTCTGGTGGCGATGCTGTCATCACAATCGATGCAATCGGTCAAACTGATACTCTATACCTAACCAATGTTGAGGGTGAGAGATATGTTGCTACCGACGATATTAAGAAAATTGCTGAAAATGGCACTTTGATTGATACGGGTGTATCAGTTGATCCTGCTGGATCTTCTGTTACTGATCCAATGAATGATGGTAGCGTATTCATAATCGATTGCCCTAACCACTCACTACACGCTGACAACCAGAACTGCTCACTAGTCAATTGTCTACCCGACCAACCTGCTTCAGTTCTCTCTGAACAGATTGATATCACTAGCACCTCACTAACAGTTCTAGACCCATCATCCTTCAATGAGTTTGAGGGTATTACTACCTCTGTTGGTTATGCTTATCTCGGTGGTGAGATTATTGAGTACAGCAACCTAGGAAATGGACAACTTGGTATTAGTTCCCGTGGTGTTGACGGTACTGCCGTTCTAATCCACGATCAAGGAACAAGAGTCTATAAGTATGAGGCATCTGGTGTTTCTCTCCGTAGAGTCAATACTGCCCATAAGGTGCCTGTTGATTCAACCTTGGGTGAGACTCGCCAATACAGCACTCTACCACTCAAGATCGATAGGTCTGGTAGAAATAGTGGACCAGATATGCTCTGCTTCACCTCACAGTCTGAGATTGGTGGTCCTAATATGTCGTTCGCTCAGAACTTCCAGTTCAACCGTATCTTGCCATCAATGGGTCTATTCACCCCAGGTGAGACTACTAGCGTCACTGGTACCAGTTGTGATGGCAATGAGGCATCCTTTATTGATACAGGATATGTCCCAGCAACCATCGACAACTACACCAGATTTGATACTCCAAGACTCATTGCTAACCGCCTCAACGAAATCGAATATCTAGGTGATATTCCAGCAGCAGCATCAGTTACTTATGCCGCCGCTATGAAGTCAACTGACCCCAACCTCAGTCCTGTACTTGATGTGTCTCAAACGAATATGATTTTCGTAAGAAACGCAATCAACAGACCAGTCAAGAACTTCGCCGATGATGCGAGAGTAAATAGAGTGATTGGTGACCCACACGCATCTATCTACATCTCTACTCGTATTGACCTCAAGAATCCTTCTACTTCACTGAAGGTATTCATCACGGCATACAGAGATGTATCTTGTGACTTCCGTGTCTTGTATCGCTTGTTCGGTTCTTCAAGTCAAGGTAGCACAGACCCATCTTGGGAACTCTTCCCTGGTTATACCAATATGTTGGATAACGATGGTGATGGATTCGGTGATACCGTAATCGATCTCTCTAAAAACAATGGTTTGCCAAATGCAGAGGTAAGACCAAGTGCTGTCAACGAATTCCTTGAGTATGAGTATGAGCAGCAAGACCTACCTGAGTTCCAGGCATTCCAACTTAAGATTGTTATGGCAGGTACTAACGAGGCACGGGCACCATTCTTTAGAGATGTAAGAGCAATCGCACTAGCATAATGGAAGGATACGCAAAGGTAGAGGGGCATCCGCACCTCTACCGTGACAAAAAAACAGGTGCCATAGTCAATATGGATCACCAAGGATATCGCAACTACAAAAAGAAGCAGTTGAAGGAGAGAGTCTCTAGAAAAGAGATAGATACGTTGAAGGATCAACTCGACGAATCAAAGAAACAAATTGAAGAACTGAAACACCTGATCAATCAGATGATAAATAGATAGTAGTATCCTATAACTTGTGATATGGCAAGTGCCTACGTCTCTAATATTACTATTGATCAGGGTGCTGATTTTTCCGCCAATTTCAAGTTGGATGATGCGGGCACCAGTGTTCCTATTAACCTTACCCAGTTTCGTGGTGTAGGGCAACTTAGGAAACATCCTGGTGCCCCTTTTGGTGTGGAGTTTGATGTCAAAGTACTCAAACCTACAAGTGGTGAAATTACTATTAGTCTAAACTCAGAACAAACATCTGCTCTCAAAGAGGGTAGATATGTTTATGATGTTATTCTAATCAGCACACAAGATAATAAAGTGTATCGTGTCGTTGAAGGAATGGCACTAGTAAATCCAGGAGTAACAAACATGCAATCTGGTGTAATCAAACCAAGTCAACCACCTGTATCGATTGGTCCAAAACCACCTGGCGATGCCGTCCCCGGCGATCTCTGGTGGAATTCTTCTGATGGTCGTATGTATATTTTCTACACCGACCAAGATAGTTCCCAGTGGGTCCAGGCAACACCAACTAGTCAAGATACGGAGAGGTCCTGATGGCAAATCTACTCGACCAAATCGGACAACGCAATGTAGTCCGAGTTATTTCCAACGGACTACCAGCATCATTCGGTAACTTGAATGATGTGGATAATATCGGCATTGGTACTGGTGAAGTTCCTATCTGGAACGGAGACCAGTTCACCCCCATCGTTGAGGGTGCTCAGATCAGTAAGTCCACTATTGTCCTTACGGTAAATCCAGATACAAGCAGAACTGCTTGGACTGATACAATCGATGCGGGATTCTTCTAATGTCAAAACCTAGTAGTAGACAAGAATTAGTTAATTACGCCTTGCGTCAACTTGGTGCTCCGGTATTGGAAATCAATATCGCTGATGAGCAGATTGATGATGTATTGGATGATACTATCCAGCATTTCCAAGAGAGACATTATAACGGCGTAATCCGTACATACCTTAAGTATGAGATTACTGAGCACGACATTGCCCGTGGTTCTGAATATAATCCATTTGTCAATGCCGGTGTTTCAACAGCATCTCTAACCTATCCAGGAGACAGTGCTCCTACGACTGCTACATTCGTAGAAAACTCCAACTACATCCCAGTCCCTGACTGGGTTATTGGTGTTGAGAGAGTGATGTCACCTAGATCAGCAACCGGTGGTGGAGGTGGTGCTTTCCCAGGTCTAGGTATTCTAGGTCCTGGTGTTTCACCATATACCAGTATGATTGGTGGTATGGGTGGTTTCTATGGTGGTGGTATGCTTGACTACTACCTAGCAAAGCACTGGTATGAGACCTATGACTGGTTATTCAACCCAGAGACGATGATTCGTTTCAACCAGAGAATGGATAGATTGTATCTTGACATTAACTGGAGTGCTCTCGGTGGTGGTGAGGTTATCGTCATCGACTGCTACAGAGCACTTGATCCCAATGACTTTATTAAGATCTATAATGATAGTTGGGTCAAGAAGTACCTAGTTGCTGCTCTCAAGAAGCAATGGGGACAGAATCTCATCAAATTCCGTGGGACTAAACTCCCTGGCGGCATTGAGATGAATGGTAGAGAAATCTACGACGAAGGTGTAAAAGAATTGGATATCATCAAACAGGATATGTCCAGCACCTACGAACTACCACCACTCGACTTGATTGGTTAAAAACAATGGTTGTAAATCCCTTCTTTCTCCACGGTTCGACACAAGAACAAAACCTGATGCAGGATCTCGTTAACGAGCAACTGCGAATGTATGGTATTGATGTGTTTTATATTCCCAGAGAGTTTGTAAGGGATGCAACTATTATGAGAGAGGTTACATCCTCTCAGTTTAGGTCATATTTTATCATCGAAGCATACCTCAATAACTTTGACGGTTATGGTGGGCAGGGTGATATTATGTCTAAGTTTGGCATCCAGGTCAAGGATGATGTGACTCTTACTATCTCCAGGGAGAGGTATGAGAGTTATATTGCACCATTCTTGAATTCTAGAATGCTGTATTTGATGAGTTCAAATACAAATGATAATGAATTGCCTTGCATTCATAGACCGAAAGAGGGAGACCTAATTTACTTCCCACTCGGCAGAAGACTTTTTGAGATCAAGTTTGTAGAACACGAGAAACCATTCTACCAACTTGGTAAAGGTTATACTTATGACCTAGAGTGTGAGTTGTTTGAATATGAAGACGAAGTATTCAACACCTCTATTGATGAGATTGATTCCACCCTACAGGATAAGGGATATATTACATCTCTAGAATTGATTGCTCTCAGTAACAGAGCAGAAGTATCTTATAAACTCGGTACCGGATATATTGATAAAATCCTCATCCTCAATGAAGGTAAGGGGTATAATGGTGCCCCTGATATTGTCATCGAACCACCCGAGATTGGTACTGACCCACAAGTTGTGGCGATTATGAATCAGGCGACAGTCAATAACAGCACATCATCCGTCAAGGACTTGGTGGTATTCCGTAGTGGAAGTGGATATACAGAGGCACCAGAAGTCAATGTTGTTCCAGCAGATAGGCAGGGAAGTGGTGCTGTAGTCAGAGCAGGCATCAATACAGATCCAATATCCAAAGGTATTATCGAGTTTGATGTTGAGGAACCCGGCACCGGATATGCTGAGGATGCTATGATCACTGTCTATGATAATGACAATAATGTGATTGCCGAAGGTATCGCTCTCACAAACGGAACAAGGATCGTCAAAGCAGTTGTAACTAATCCAGGCAAAGACCTCTTTGAGGGTGCTACAGCGATCGTTGACGCCCCACCTGATGCTGGTGATGGTGACTTCATCTATAATGAACTTGTAGAAGGCAAGACATCTGGTACTCAGGCACGAGTTCGTGGTTGGGATGGTGTGAATAAGATTCTACAAATTACCAATCTTGACCCAGAGAAGGACGATGTTGACTTCTCT